AAATAGATACTTCAATTGTGGTAGAGATTTGTTTTTGGTATCGTCCATAATAAGAATGGTGTAATCACCATCTTTCAAATTTCCAATAGCCAATTCGATCTCTTGTTTTGCTGCCTTATTGTCTTGCACAATAAGACGTGCTTGACCATGCAACATACTGTCATTTTTCAAAGAACACTGCAAAGATAATTGTATCAATTTAACTATCAAAATAAAACCAAAAATATTTTTTGAATAAATATATATATTGCTGTATTACAGATGTATAATATATATTTAATTATTATATTGATTATTTGTAAAATAGGAGGTAATATCAAATAGGTTAATATCATTCTCCCTTTTAACAACTTGATATAATCTTTGGTTAGTGTTCGGATTATTAAGAGGTCCCTTGCTGGATATATACGGGCCTAATTTAATATAATGAAAGAAATCAAGTTTGATCTCTTCGGATAATTTATCTCGTCCAGAATACCAGCCAATTTTTAAATTAGGATAGTTATGATAAAGGTATTCGGCTAATTTATTTATATATGCCGGATTTGCATCACCGCCCATAAATAATATAGCTGTTATTCCTTTATTTTTGCGTATCAATTGTTGAAGTGCTTCTTTTGTTAATGATTCTCCTATATCCTGTGACAGATAAGAAGAGTGGCACCCGATGCAGGCGCATGGGCAACCACTTATATTTATTGCCAAAGTAATTTCATTAGGCAATTCTTGAAACACTATTTTTGTATCTACATATTTCATACCTGGGATTTACCATCACTATATATACGGTTTCTAGCCTCTTGTTGTCGATCACTTCCAAATGCTTTAGTTGGGCGTAAATATCCGATAACTCGTGTATATTGAGTAATATTATGGCTACCACAACAGGGACAAGTATCAATGGGTCTTTTTATGATTTTGCCACAATCTTCACATTTACTGTTTGGTATATTAAAGGTAAAGTAATTGGTTCCATTGGCTATGGCAAAATCAATTAATTTCAGATACTGCTCTTTTGATAAATGATCTTCCAAATTAATGTGAGCTGCCGAGCCTCCATCAGTGTACTGATAGGTTTGGTGCCCATGTAATATAAATTTATCTAGTATAGAAGTGTCATCATGGGCATTATAAAAATATGAGTTATATAAATTCTCATCCTCTGGAACAACATATCCACCTTCTTTATCCCATTTATAATTCTTTCCTCCCAGTCCTTCTGCTGGCACAACTTCTGAATTAAACAAGAAAGGTCGTTTTCTGTCATGGATAGAATGCAGTTTATTTTGTTCTTTAATAGTGCCCAAAATGAGTTGAAGGAACTCAATATATTCCGGGTTATTACTTACCTTCATTCCCAAGAATCTAGCGGCTTCATTCAACCCATTGATGCCTATGGTGCTATATAATTTACTGATATGAATATAACCGCCATTTGAAGCGGCAAACATTCCCTTGTCTTCAAGGTCGTATAGCATTGTCTTGAAAGCAATATGATACTTATAGACTCTTTCCAAAATCCTAGTTACATAGTTCTTTAAATCATTTTCAATTACTGTTACACGTAAGGGATTACCTATAAGTTTCTTACCCTTAATTAAAGGTGTTCCATTTAATGTGTGGGTCAATGCCCAATCTTGAACGATTCTATTGATATTCAAAGTAATCACATTACAACTACCTGTCATAACACCGGTCAAGCCAGAAGTGGGGCTAAAGGTATTTTCTGCCAATTCATTTCTAAGCCTACAGCATGATGCAAGGCTGTCTGCACTATCGGAAATATAAGTAAAGAACGAGTGCCCTTCCGCATACATTTCGGCACAAAGTTGTTTGTAATTTAGGTCGATTATATCATCGCCATTATGAACCATCGCAAAAGTTTCTACCGGAAAGGTTAATACTTGCTTTAAACGTATTTGATTAAACCATTTCATAAACATACGTTGCAATGTATCAATAGCTATCCATTCAGGCTTACTTCCATCCGGATAACAAAATTCTCCAAAGAGCGATGTGAAATATGTATGGTCATAATAAGAAATATTTGTAAATGGGCTTTGATAGCTACGATTTCCGGCTGGTTGGTTAACGCCCCACACAAACTGTTTGAACGCTTTCAGGATATTATCACGTACTGTTCTTTTAATTAAGCAATGTGGCGAGGAAGCCTCGCAGTCAAGTTTTTCATACCATTTATCTCCAAACTCTTTAACTACATAGTAATTTAGTGCAATGAAATATTCACCTACGGCTACCGCTCCTTTACATTGGGAAGAAAGTAAGAATATCAAGTTGGTTATTTGCCCACTAAACGACTGTAAATCGTTAGGCTCTGAAGGGGTAACACCATCAATATTGCCTACGCCTTCTGTTAGTAATGGATACAAACTAACCGCCATACAATATTGTTTTAATACTGGCGTAGATGCTTCATCATGTGTATAAATAATATGATTATCAAGATCTGTTTCGTATTGCTTTGCTACTTCTGGAAAGAGAATGTTCAACTCATCTTTCATACGTTGGCGTTGGATTATCCGATTAGTAGTTTTATAGACTTCACCTTCCAAGTTAGCTACATTTTTCATAGTTACATTAGCATTCCCATCGGTTTCTGATGAAGAAGCTGCATTGTCTGTTGATTGACTATATTGATTCATATAATCAATACGTTCTTTGACAAAACGCGTACTTTTACGTTGTTCACGATATAGGATAAAAGTCTTGGCTATATCATAATATCCAAATTGCATTAATACGCGTTCTACGTAATCTTGGATGGTTTCTACAGATACGGGAACATTAGTGTAGGTAAGGCTAATTAATTTATCAACCGATTTTACAATTGCTGGGTCGTATTCAACTTGTTTGCTATCAAAGGCTTTTTTTATCGCATTTCCTATTTTTTCTAGGTCAAAATCTACAATTTGACCTGTTCTTTTTTGTACTTTCATAATTATTCAGTCTTTCTATATTTTTCAACAGCTTCATGGAATTGATGAGTATTGGCATATCCGCAACATTTTAGCTCTGGACAAAAACCGCGATAAACACATGTTGGCACACACTTACTAACAAGAACCGGATCTATCTTTTTTAGTTCTTGCAACATTGCTGTCCATGCTTCTCTAGTTTCTTTTGAAGCACAATTACATAAACGTACTCGTGAAATAGCCATTATTTCTTGTGCATTTGCAGTCATATCCATTTCATTTAATTCTCCTTGCAAATGTTCTCCTCTAGGAATTTGTGAACCGGTACGATCCGGTCGTTGAGTATGAACAAACTTTTCACATCCTATATGATGACGAACGAAATGCACTGTTACCCATTGAGGTATTTGTTCCCATGTCCATTCATATTCTACCAAACGAATGGGAGAATGTTCTGCTAATAACATTTTTGCTTTCCATGAGTCTGAAGGTTCTTTTTTTAATGCTGACTTTCCTACGGTTCTGCGTGCTGCATTTAAAGCACGGCTCCAAGAAGTAACCGCATTTAGTCTAGTTACTTTAATCATATTTTCCTCTATGTTAAACTTGAAATAATAGATTCTACAGTCCGTATTAGACTGGATTCATCACTTGTGAATTTAAACCATTCTGTATGTCCGTTTTTGTAGAAAGGATGAGAAACCTTTAACTTAGCAAAACTGTTGAGTATATAATACTCACAATAGCCACACTTCTCCCAAACTTTTATAATTTTAATTGTTCGTTGATCAGTGTGGCTATTATAATACAGCTTACTAATACGATTTTTTACATCCTCGCTTGTTGCTCCAATTTTATATAATCCAGTTGCTTCGCATTTTAATAGGTACAGTTTTTTAGGAGCTGGGGTAGGACATGGTAAAGGCTTGAAAAAGCGCGATACCTTGTGCATGAATTTACTGTGTTAAAAGTCAATATAAAAGATCGTGTGTATCAATTGTGATGCGAAATTACTAATTATTTTCTTATTTACAAGATTATAGATATAAAAAAGTATCTAAATTGATTTATATAAATTATCAAATTAGATACTTTTTAAATCTTATATGTATATAATATAATTCCTTATTTGCGTTTGTATGAATACTATATGGAGGTCTTAAACCATACTTTTTATAATCCATTAAGCATCTCCAGAACTTAGCCTTTTTGAAGAATATGTCATCTGAAGCATAACTTATTGCTTCAATCAGTTCCGGAGATGGTGCATGAATTTTTAGGAAGTCAGATACTTCCATTAATAGTTTATATTCTATAGGAACTTCATGTTTCATCAGAAATCCGATCCGTGTCTGGTCGAAGTTTTTCAGACTGTGCCCCTTTGGTCTTCCGGGCTTTTTTTTGCGGCGTTTTGGTTTCTTTCTGCTGTTCGGAAACGTTTTCATTAGGTTTATTTTTTTGAGACGATGTTGACCGAGAATTTAAAAGTTGACTCTCAATATCAACGCTAATATTAATAATCTTCATAATTTAAATAATATATGTCATTAAAAATCCGATGTATTCTGAACATCCATTATTACAATAATCAACTACACAATTACGTTGTCCGCCTTGTATTGTACAATGCCAATTTCCACGTCCTTTATTATGGGAATAACCTATTTTATATTTAGGAGGATCAATGGTGTTTGGTAATGTAAATATGGTACCACTGTGATGGGTATGTAATTCTCCTTGAATGGACACTACTTTTCCAACTTGACGGACATACAGTTTTGTTGTAATACCACAGTTCTGAACATTGATTGCAATCCATCCACTATCTTTGGGATATTCTATAGTTCTAGCTATAACATCAATTCCACCAACGAATAGTTTTCCTGTTACATATACGTCATTGTTGAGAACCAAGTTTCCAATGTTATTTTTGATATATAAATCTTTGTTAGAGATATTGGAATACCCCATATAACCGATTTGTTCTGAATTTTTGTCTTCCCAATTTAAACAGGTTATCAATTGATTGTCTGTCTTAGGAAGAGAGGCATTCTTTAAACTTAGGAGCGAAGAATCCGCATGGGATATTTTTACTGGTCCATAAAAAATACTAGCTTTAGATTTTCCTGTGATTTCTAGTATAACAGTATTTTTTCCATCGCCAATTTTGGTGTCCCGATAATAGGAATCTCCTTCATTGTACCCTAACATATTGATATTTATACTACCAGTATCAGCTGCAACGCCTGTATTATATATATGATTACTAGCTACAACAATATTTCCTGCCTTAATAGAATTTAAAGACATTGTGACTTTTAGCGTCATACCATTGGAGTCAAGCGAAGCCAATAAAGTATCTCCAATATAAAATTGAATAGCTCCGTCCTCTGTTATAGTTACTTTGTAAACAGGCTTTCCATTTAATTGGGATTGAATACTTAATGCTCCAGAGGCATTATAGGTGATGCTAGCTTTAGCTGTTCCTGATGTTAAATTAATCCCCTTTTGGGCTGTAAGGTCTTTATTTGCCGTTACTGTTCCATCAATAACAACATCCTTCTGTACAGTCTGAACTGAATTAGGGGAATCTATCATTAAAGCATATTTACCAAATAACGCTTCTTTAAGTCGAAGTGCTGTACCATCTGATGTAATACTGATAAATTGGGGTGGTGCTTCAGTTAGTACATCATTGGCTATTGGTACACTGGATGATACAGCACATCCGTATATATTCCGTCCATTTTTATCTCCGGAATCAGCATAAGACACACGTTCAACCGAGTTGTTCTCATACAAATACATAGGCCATTTAGAGACTCCAGATGTTCCTGCGCAATAACGTATTTTACCATTGATATAGACATATCCAGCACTAATACTTGTACCTGATACTTGACATCCGCTGATAATAAAGTTATCACACTCATCAAATATACTTGTAAAAGCTAATGCAAGATTCTGTAAATTCATAATATCATCAATGTAGGTGTAACGCCCACCTGTTTGTGAAGTAAACTCTTTCATTTAAGCGTATGTAACTTTAAATTTTTTTCCTGCAATACGATAACGATCTACATAATAAGTAATCATAGCTGTAAGTTCCTCTTGTGAGATTGTCTTGGTATTAATAGCAGGACAACTTACTACAAAACTTACATCACTTGTTGGCATCTTTTCATCTTTCCAACGCAATGGAGTGGTTGGGTGTCCGCTAACTTCGATTTCGCCTTCGTTATACAAAGGAAATTCGCATATATTTTTATTAGCATCTTCCCAATATATTGGTACTCCATTTATAGCACCATCTGAAATGACAATATGTTCAGAGGTGTCTAAAAAATACTTCCTAAATTTATGATTTAAAAAATATTCCATCATAATAACCTGGGAGGTCATTGCTGCTTCTATTCGTTTTTCGTCAGCCCATTCTTTCCATTTTATATTCAAAGAGTTTAACGGTTGTAAAATGGCTTGAAGAAATAATATCAGTTTTCGTCCTCCAAGATAATGAGGAACTAACTGATTTACTATACGGTCAGTATTAATACGATAACTTCTCATTCTGTTTCTAGTTTTATAACAATTGCCTCACGAAAGGTGGGAAGTTCACTTTCTGCATCTTGCTGTGTACTTTGTTTTGCATAACCGCTTGCTAAATAACACTTCCGCTCAATTTTGGTTAATGGTCCGAGTTCATTATTGTCATTGTATTGAGCGATAAATATTCCTTGTTCTACACTAGCTTCATGATCAATATGAACATCTGTAACATGCTCTACTTTTTGAATGGCATCTATAATTTTTTGTGAGTAGACAAGAGAATCAAATTTCATATTTACAATAAAATCAATAAGTGCTGTATCAATATTATCATAAAGTTCCTCTTTCGTAATGGCTCCATCATAATACACGGTGAGTCTGGGAACAAGCACATCGCCTCTGCGACTAACTACATTACACTTAACACCTGCAAATTTAATCTGATTAAGATATGCACGTGCTGCAATTAGTTCCTCATCAGACAATTGGGACAAAGAACGACCTTCTCCGGAAGCAACTTTTAATATCAAAATATTATCTTTGAACTCTTCATTATAATACTCTTGATAAGATACATGTGTAATCAATCTTTTTGTTGTATCTTCAGTTGCATAATGAAATGCTGTACCTTCATCATTGATAATTAGATCATCTCCATATTGCCATTTCAACATGGCATTTGCGTAATATGCTGAAGTCCCATTAATTCGTTGGGTAAAGGTTTTAGCAATATCTGTGGTAAAAACGTCTAACAATGTTTCAAATGAGTAAATTGCAGCAGCTGTTACCCATGTGAAAGCATTGATTATTGACATCTTTGAGTCATTTGTTAGCTCTGTAAGTTCCAGATATTTGTTTCTGGTCTCCACGGCTTCATTGTATATTTCTGTTAATGTACGGCTCATGCTATGTCTGAATTTTCATATTGATAAATCGTTCCATTTATATCAAAGCTCCATGAACCCGCTTCATTCCATGCAGTTTCATGGGTAATCACGTATATCGCTTCCATACCAGTTGTAATAACATAATTGCCATTACTATCTTTAAGCGGCTCCTTATATGTTCCAGAGGGTTGTGTATCTAATATAACTTTACAATTCCTCCGTTGATTATTATGCTTTGCAATATAGATTAAATAGTCATTGATAACTGTGTCTTCTGTATAATCAATATTTCTTAACTCTAAATTAGATAAACTCATATCCTGAATGGGAGCAAGGCTGGATAAACTCATGTCAGCCAGTTTCACCAAATATGTACCTTTACATAAAAATAGTCCTTGTAGAGAGAGATTGTTCTTCTCCGAAATTATCTCGTCTACCACCAAGGGCATAGTTGGCATGATTAAGCCATTAATAGAAGACAATTCCCAGGTTTTTAAATTGAAATCACCATACAATTTAATTGATCTTTCATCGGTATAATTATCGAAAAAATGCACATATTTCTGTAGAGTGGGAGATAGCGTTATAGTTTCCAGATCGCTATTATCTCCCCAATCAACAATAAGATTTCCGTCTCCGGCCATTTGTAATGCAATGGATGCTTCTTTGGGGGATATGTACACAACACATCGTAATGAGGCTGTTGTACTTTTGTGATATACATGTCGTTCCCCGTTTGCCGGTACAATATGTTCTGATTGTAATGTATTTACAATGCTGTCATATATAATAAATTCTTCATCCCAATATATTTCTTCATCTTCTTTTAATTGTGAGTGGAAGGATAAATCAGGATTGTTGATTAACAAATCGAATATACCTTCTATAGAACCATGTGTGCTTACTGCAACATCAAATATGTTCTGATTTCGTTTTACTTTATACACCTGCATCTGCTTCTGAAAAATCTAAGTCTAATTCCAGATCTCCTGAATAGGAATTAAAAGCGGCATTAATAATCTCCACTTTATCATCTTTGAATTCAGTTTGTAACTTTTCTGCTAATCCTGAATGACTAAGGTTGGCATGAAGATATTTAATTAAACCCACACCTGAAGTTGGATACCTATAGTTGTTGGACGGAACACATTGTAACAATAAGTTTCGGTTCTGAATATTTGCATTTATATTTACCATATCAGATATTGCATTGGACCATAAATATGCCACCCCTTTATTTATTTGTATAAGATAATAATCTTGACTAACCATTATTAATTGTGAAGCATACAAAATCTTATCTTGTAGGCCAAATAGCCTTGTATGCACTTCAAACCATTCAGAGTTATCAGTTGGGTTTATAACTATACGAATATTACCACCACCAAAGTCTCTACTAAAACGTATTTTTATTGGTTTATAGATTGGTGTATATGGTATCTTTATTTGCACACCAATCGTGTAAAGTTGCTTTATATCAAAGTTGGAAGGGAGTATTATTTGAGCGGTAAGTTGTAAATCAGTTTCTTCGATCCATTCAAACAAATATTCTTCTAAAGAGTTTTGATTTTTTAAAACTATATCACCCGTAATTGTATTTACATAAATATCTGTGCGCATTTACATCAATTTATTATTGACTTACTGTGGATTAAAATCATCATTTGTAAAGTCACAGAAATTTTGTATATACCAAAAAACAAAATCCCCCAGTGAAATACATCTTAAAATAATTTCTTTATTTGATACACGCACTTTTGAGATTTGTATTGGAGAACCTAGTACTGGAATATATCCTGGATAGAAAAATATACCATTTCCTTTTATTATTATATCAAAGTCACTTCTGGAAGCTCTTGTTGTCATAAATCCGGAATATATTCTAATTTCTGAACCATTATATTCTTTAATAGGGGTAGGAAGTTCTATAATTTGATCACTATATATATTTCCATATCTCGCTATAAAATATTTTCCTTGTGATAAATCCATAGGAGTTGGGGTTGAATCTGTGTTAATGTAAAATTCTTTATATGGTAATGATAATGAAGCTAATACATTTATATTACCAAATTCATCCCAAGTTAAATTTTTTGAAGCTAAATAACCAGAACCATCTTTTAATAATGCCCAGGCATCTCCATTTGATAATATTGCATCTGTGTTAATAAGAGACGTATCAATTTTTCCAGATATAATTTGAGAAGCATCAATTTTACCTTTAAAATTCATATTTCCGTCTTTATCCCATGTGATATTATCTCCTGCTAATGCTCCTGAACCATCTTTTTCTAAACGCCATTTAAATCCTCTAATACCATTAGAACTAATTGTTATGTCTCCAGATTTTGTTGTAAATCCAGAATTTGTTTGTATTCCACTAAAAATAGCTTTCTCATTAAAGTTCCAACCTGCAATAAAATTATCAGAACCTGCTGAAAACACTTTCTCGTTATTTTTATATCCTATCAGACCATAATTAGTGTTACTGATGCAATACATTGCAACACCGCCATATTCTTTTACCCAGTCTAATTGATTACCAATATCTTGGACAGAAGCAACATTAGCGATGGCTATGAATTTTTTTAATGAATTGATTCCTATAGTTCCATTGTAAATGCTATCGGCTCCTATGATCCACCCTGCAATACTACCACCAGATGTTTCTATTGTTCCTTTGAATGAGGCATTTCCCTCAACATCCATTGTAACATTACCATTGGCAAAAGAGGCTGAACCGTCTTTGTTTAATGACCAATGAATGATGCCTTCACTTTGAGCAGAAATGGTTCCTTCTGATTTTATGGATAATGTGCCATCTTCACATTGAATACCACCAGATGTAATATCCCAACCGCCTATTTTACCTCCGGTTTGGTCTATATGAAAAATTTCTTTGTTATCTTTATATCCATATATACCGGCTCCGTTATTTTCTGAAGGACCAATATATACCCCCGTTAATCCTGGAACATCTTCAAGACTGTCGTGACTACCAATTATTTTTTTTCCAACAAATATTTTGGGAGTAATCACATAAGAAGAGCCAATAGTTGTTTTATTGTTTTCCCAATCTTGAATCCAATCCAGCATGGTACTTTCGCGTACAATAGAAAATGTGAAACGCCCAGTTAACCCTGCACTTACTCCAGAAAGAACTGGAATTTCAATATATCCTTGTAATATATCAACTGGGAGTGATATAATGGATAATCGGTATCTATAGCTATCAACTTTTATTAGTTGACATTCTATATTATCGTTACTTTTTATAATAGTGCTGGAATCAATTTCTATTGGGGTTTTCTCATCTCCACAATATGCTGAAATAATAGTATAAGCATGTTCTAATTTAGGGTTAGAACCATCGAAATCTGCTTTAATCACACACGAGTTTGGGGTTAGCGACAACGAATAAGCATCGCTAATAGATACAAGTGTGATAGAAGATTTTGCTACTGTTCCCATAAATTACTTTTTCAAAAGAATAGCCTTTGAACAAAGTATTTGTTGATGCGAGAAGAGATAAACTATTTCTTAATCTCTTCTAATATTTCCTTGGCCATACGCTTTGCTTCCACTCTCCACATTTGCATGTCATTCCATTCTTTTTGATGCTCACTATCTTCATCTTCTAGGAGGTAATTATTAATAATGGCTTGCATTGCATCATCGGAGTAACGTCCATGAATAATAGCTGAAACCAATTGGCTATATGTGGGTGTTCCAACTGGAAGGGTTATCTCACACCATTTGTATTGTTCGTTTTCACCTTCTTTTACTATATGAACATCAAATGCAATTGTGTATTGACGCAACCCTAATTTTATATTGTGTCGTATGCGTTGAGGTTGCTCATTACCTTGATTATAAGTTATAAACATTGTACTGTGTTTTTTATTTTTACAACTTGAAATTTTCCTTGAATATAGCAAGCCTTCCAAAAATAATGTAGTTCTGAAAATGCTTTGCGCCTGATTCCGTATGACTGATAATGAATTAAGAAACCTAAATAAGAGTTTATAGACCTCACATTGGCATATATAGCTTCCTTGTCACAGTTTTTACATGCTTCTTCTAAATAACTTACAGCATTAATAAAGTTTCCAACAGTTCGATTCGATAAGTAAGCTCTACCCGGCTTAATTACTCCTCCTACCATTTTTATTCCTTTTTTAACTTCTTGAATATAGATTTTATTAGGGTGCATTTGAATATTTAAAATATATCGTAGTTGATTCCTAGAAGCTCTTTTGAAATAAATTGCATCTTCCTTAGTTTTGCACACAAAGCTAAAATCATCTACAAAACGTACATATTTGGCTCCTCTTTCTTCTGCTGCTTTAATAGCCCATTCATCAAAAAATGACATATAAAAATTGGCGAATAATTGACTGGTTAGGTTGCCTATTGGTTCACCTCTCATCCATTCAATGTAAAACAAGCTTTTGTTTTTAGGTAGTATTCTCCATAATTTTAAATTCCCTTGGCGTATGCAATCATCTTGTGGACGATGTCGTACAATTACTTCTGTAAGCCAAAGCACTAAATCTAAATCCTGTTCATATATAGTTCCTTTCCAATAGTTCCATTTTTCTTTGATAAATGGCAATAAGTACTTTAATAAGCATTCACAATCAATTGACATGAAAAATCCTTTAATATCAAATTGAGCATACCAAGCCTCATGGGAATAATTATCAGAGACTTCAATAGTATTTTTTGTCAACTGATCGATACATGCAAATGTTCCAAAACCCTTTCGACAGTTAAATGATACATTTCCGTGCTCAACAAAACGTGCCTCAAACAGTGGCTCTAAGCGTAGGCACAACCAATGTTGTACAATACGGTCACGGAAATTTGCAGCAAACACTTCCCGTAATTTAGGACGGGTAACTATAAAACAAGTACTTGTTGTTGGTCTATATGTTCGTTCATAAACTTCTCTCGCTAAATCTAATAGATCTTCATGCCAAATAAGTCTATACATAACACATTGTGAACTTGTCTTTTTTTTTGGCACAGCAATCATCTAACGCATCAAACCATCCCTCAACATATTTATCGTTAAGTGCTGCAACCGCCCTCACCATGTTACTGTTGTACTTGTTGTTGTTGTTGAAGTTGCCATTACTAAAGTTCACGTTCCAGCTGTTGTTCTGACTGTTCTCACTGCTACTCCAGTACCGGCTTGCGGTTATTGCGTGTACTATCTTATTCTTAACTAGGTCTTTAACGCTTGGTAAAGGCCCAGTGACACGCCCATTTTTCAATAAAGATGTCCCTGTTATCATAGTCGTAACCGTTCAACAGGTCTGCTGCTCCAACACTTTGCTTCTCCAGCTTTTAATATGCTTTGAAATTTCCTTTAAAGATTCAGCAAAATGTGGCATTTGCTTGTTGCTAATTATGCGTGTATGAGGACTCCGATTTGACCACTCTTTTAAGGTGTCAATGCAAGTTTTCACTGTACGCATTTGCAAATAAAATGAATTAATAAGTTCAAGTTTGGAATCAGGGTCTTCTTCATTTAAAGCCAATCCTATCACTGTTAATCCATCAAGCAGAGTGTCTATGAGACGTTTGCTTAATTGACGAATTCCTACACTATTAGGAGTCCGTTCTACCATTTCTATACAGAGTAACATTAAATTTTCTGTTTCTCTGTAAATAGGTGCACTTCCTGCGTTACGAATTGTTCTTGCCATAATTAAAAGATTTTATTCACAATGTGTCTTATTACATATAGTTTATTTACGAATACTTTATTTTTTCTGTAGAGGTTTACAATTATGGCATATTTATTTTTGTGGAGCGTCAAAAGACGCTCCACTATACTAAAATGCTGCAACCGCCCTCACCACGTTACTGTTGTACTTGCCGTTGTAGTCGAAGTAGCCATTACTAAAGTTCACGTACCAGCTGTTGTTCTGACTGCTNGCAACCGCCCTCACCATGTTACTGTCGTACTTGTAGCCGTTGCTGAAGTTGCCACCACTAAAGTACACGACCCAGCTGTTGCCCTGACTGTACTCACTGCTACTCCAGTACCAAGAATTAGAAAAATCATTCAAAATACCGGCATCTATTGCTTTTTGAAAAATTGCACCTATTTTATCATCATCATAATTCACTCCTTGTCTAGCGTGCCAATACATACGCATAAGTTCACCAACAGATGGTAGGTACCAATTATGATATTTAAATTTATCTGCCAATTCTTCGCCTGCTTTTACTGTAGGTTGATAAGCATAGCATTTGCTGGCAGCAGGATAATAAAATTGTTGATATTTACTAAGATTTTCATTGTTAGCAATTATGTTATTTATATACTGGGTTAACATCGCTTGTTCAGTATATAAATCAGTTGCTTCAGGTATCGGCAAATTAACTCCAGAATCTTCTAAGATTTTATTTCTATGTTGAATAATTTTTAAAGTTTTTGCTAAACCGATAGGAACTTCGTCACCTTTTTTATAGGCACCTGATAAAATGGCTAAATCCGCAGCCAATTCCTCTTTTCCTGTATTAGTCGTACCTGGAGCAGCGATACCATCTCCAACAGCAGCTGTTTTAACATCTGAATTTACAAATCCGTCAATTGTATTTTCATCTACATAATTATCATACCTTATATAGTTAGGAGAGGTATGACCTTGGTCGTCATATTCTGTAGGTTGTAAGCCGGTCTGTGTAATGTTAGCAATTGAACTTATATCATATACACTATAATTAACATCATCTTGTAATTCAATAGGATAAATTGCATATTGTTTATTCCACTCTTCTGTTTGTCCTGTATTTTGAGGATAAAGCCCCCATACTATACCTGAATTTTCAAGATTTGATAATGCTACCATACGTCTATCATTGGCATCTGCTGGATTTATGTAAAAACAAATTCCAACTACGGTTTTTCCAGCAGTTGTAGGACCATAAGTTCCATCATAAAATACATAATCTCCGAGATGAGCACGTCTGGGGTATAAACCAATATCCCATGATGCTTCAAGCACTTCACCATTTGTTTTTGTTAGATAACATCTTAAAGTTGTATGTGGAGCCAATGTATCTTCATCTCCTAATTGAGATACATTGATAACGCAATAATCTTTTGACGTATTGACTATTTTTGCATACAAATTGGTATCCAATGACCAACGAATGCTAACCACATCATTCCCATTAGCGGTATTCGGCTTACAGTAAAAAGAGTGTTCACCTGTAGAATAAATGTATTGGCTTCCTTTGATTTCTATAGCTGCAATAGGAGTTGAGTAGTATGTAATATGAAGATTGTTGTTTTCATCGTCTACATTTCCCCAATGATACAACCAATCAATTTTATTGTTAAAATTAGGCCGGTTGGTAGTATTGTTTATTACTGCTATTTTTCCAGATACACTACTATCTGTAATAGAGGCCAAATAGTTAATCATATAAAGAGAAACCTCGGTCCAGTTTATACTTGCTAACTTTAAATAATTCAGCGGTGCATTGCCTGTAAAGCATAAATTAAATATGGTACGCGAATCTGCAATCCCTGCGCCAATTGATAAACTTTGCATTCGGTCAGCTCCTTCCAATGTGATGGTTTTCAAATTAGGCTGTTGATCTAAAGACAAAGATGTTAAAGTCCCAGGAAGATGAACCTCTTCTAAATATTCGGTAGCTGGAAGAACAACAGAAGACAACATTGTTCCTACTAAATTCAACATTCTAAGTTTAAGCAAAATAGATAAATCTAACCCACCTACTAAACTAGCGACACGTTTTAATACTAGTTCTTGCAACAAAGGGGCAGTAATAGTCATACTGGTAGGACGGAATTCAACAACATCTTTTCCATCCACATGAAAGGCTGTTAGGCGAGCACCGCTTAAATTAAATGTTTCCCCTAAACTTTTGTCTGTAAAGTCACCAATGGAACGCATATAATCAATACCATTTAAGAAAATATTAGTATTGCCATCTGAAGTTCCAACATTGACATCGTATGTTTCTCCGGCTTTAATACGTGGAGACAGTGCGTTACCAACCCCATAAGATAGTGTCGAACCTATGGCAAATGAGGGGTACATCCAAATATGTGGTACAATAGAAAATTTAAATTGTGGACGTGTACCATCTGTTTTTATTACAGACCGGAAGTTTAATGAGCCTGCTGATCCTTCACCGTCACGCCTTCCAAAGTCTCCAAAGGCTGCATAAGAAGATATGTAGGTAAGTCTGCGTGCAACCCATTGCATTTCTGCTTGTAATCCATCTCCTAAACTTTGTGTTATGGGATCTGTACCATTTGTGTATTTATTTTCCGGGTCTGAACTCACATAGGCGGTTCTGGCACGTTCATATACAAGACGGGCCACTTCATTGTAAGCAACGGCTGGGAAATAACGTTGTACGTAAAAATAATATTTTTCCATACAGCCCATTAAAGTTCCATCATCGCTTAATTTAAGCATTGCTTGTAATATAGAGCGCATATTGGTACGCAATTCATCTGGAAAGGCATTTTCCATTTGGTTAAATAGTGCATTTCCTTCGCTATTCCAATAAAAACCTCCATCATTGTTTTTATCATGTTCTTCTACATAGTAAGGTTTTTCTCTTTGCCCTACATTATTTACAGGAAATATTGTGTCCAAATCATCTTGATGCCAACCAATTAAATGAGTTTTTGGGTCAACATAAAAATATATATTCTTTCCTCTGTTATCACTGGCTGCAATTAACTTACAAAAATTCATAGCAAAATGAGTTTCTGTAAGATTAAAATATTTTCCTGCATCAGCCTTGAACAATGCTATTCTAGCCGTTTTGAACGATGAGTTAATTGCATCCCAATCTGTACCGCTGGCAATATTCCCGCATTGTTCGTTGATATTTACAGTCGAATATCTTCCATTTTCAATCTTTTCAGTGCCTGCACCCACCCAAGTAGAAGTTATGAAATCATATCTGAATAAATCGAACTGTGCATTGTTACGCCCTGCTTTGGTCAGCCAATAATGCTTGGAGGTATCAAGATTTTCTGCTGCATTTAAATCTTCAATGGTACCGTTGAAATAATCTATATTATCATAATGCTTAAAGACAAAGTTAAATCCACTTTTGATAGGGGCGATCTTATTGGTATCCCCAAAAACCAGACTCATTTGCTTTTCGCCGTTATACATCCAATCTTCTTCACCTTCTAAAGTGACATCTTCATCAATCCAAGGTACGCGGCACATCACCAAAGCACGGTCATTATCAGCTCCTTCCAGGCATACATAATCTGGAAATTTTGTTTTGTCGTATCCGAATGTCGGTTTGTCTCCCTTACCTGGTCCAAAAGTCATAAAAGATTTAAATTGTGGTTCGGAATTCTCATCTTCTTGTACAAAGAACAAAAACGGTTTTTGAAGTACAGCTACACGACAATTTTCAAAACCTTCTGTATTAGTAATGGAATTACCTCCACATACAGCTTTAAATAAATCATTAAATAGAGCTGTAGAACCTATTTTATGACTTTGTGCTGAACTTGCAAAATTTACTTTCCCTACCAATTTGAGTGCTCCGGGTACATCGTTGGTTAACTGATAACATTTACCACGATTTACTCCATTCTCATCAACCCAATATCCATCTTCATTGAAGCCCCATTGTCCATTCCACCAAAAATACAACATAGACGATGTTCCTTGTCCTTTCTCATTCATGTCATATAGCGTACCACTATTCTCTGGTTTTCCAGGAATATGGATAATTAAGGTACCATTAAATTTATCCTTTTTGGTATTTCCATAAGTGGCATATTTCCCTTTCCAAAGGATAACGTTGTATTTTTCATAAACAAGATCGTAGCTGATAGTATTACCATTAAGAATACTATTAGAATCGCGAAATGCTATTTTTTCTTCACTATTATCTAAGGATGCCATATAGTTTTGGCGCACATCATTAGCTGTGAGTGCTTTCTTATACACCTTAATACTGTAAATGTCAATGTCGGCTCCAGAACTACCAATACGGATGCCTTGTGATGTTTGCTTTCCGTCTACATATTGTACGAAAGTGTCGTCTGTTGCATAGTTGATTTCACGGTTAATAATTCCATTTAAGAAAATGCGGCAATAGTTTTGTCCGGTGCTAGATAAGTTATACAATAAATTAACCGCGATTTTAGTACGTACACCTTCATTGTAGCCGACATCTTGATTTTTACGGGTTACTTTAGATTGGGTCATGAAACAGGCATCAATAGGTTTCATTTCCCAACCTAGCGGATTATTATCTTTTGTGTAAGAACACATGCGTAATATCGGTTCATCTTCGTTGGTTACATTGCGAATAGCATAGTCTATTTCAAATGTAAGAGAACCTGTTTTTTGAGCTTGGATAAAGTCGGAGAACGTCTCATAATCAATTGCTATGTTTCTTCCACTAGGAACACGCAAACATTTGATCCCATTATCGTCTTCAACCCAACCATCACTAATAAAACCAAAATTTTCAAAGGTCGCGGGAACATTCTCGCCTGAAACTGTATTAATAATAGTATCTGGGTGGGTTTCTGTATTACTACGTAGTTTTGGATTGATAATTAAATCGGCACCATCAGTCGGGGCAAAATTTTGGGAGTTATCTACATTAAAACTAATACGATCACGCAAATATTTTTCTCCAGTGCTAAATAACATATAAGCACTGAAATTCGTTTCTTTACTTTCGATTTCTATCATATTGCCAAATGTGTAAACCACACCATTTTGGGCTTGCTGTTCAGTGTAAGACAGATAATTCTCAACCTCTTGAATGTCTGTTAATTTAAAAGTAACAGGTAATACATCTGAACCTGGGTTATATATTGCCCATTGGAAAAATTGAACGGATGTCCAGTTTACAAGAGACTCGACTATCTTGTTCAACATGATATATGGAGTTTTATTGTCAGGATCTGAAACTACCATAACCTGTGAAACAATGTGTTCACTTTCCACATCTGTGCCGTCTACAGATAACCAAGCCTCAATTTCATGTACTCCATGAGACATAACTTTAACAGAATCCCCTTCAGTGTCAGTTACGTCAAACTGGTTTGGAGTTTCTGTGTACTCAACTTTACCAACAGCATATTGAACAGAACGTACACCGCCTTCACCACTGATTTTTAAATTTAGTGTTTTGGCTACAGCACCGGTATATGTATATAACAAAGACATAGCAGCACCAGTAATAGGCTGCTGCCACTCATTTCGGAACGTAAGTTTCAATTCTGTTTTTGTAACACTTTGGAACACTACATAAGTTGTGGTGCTTTGTGTTTGGTCTCCGGTTACAATGATACGTAATTGACAGGTTCCGCTGTTAAGTAATCCACTAATATCTACATCTGTATAAGTATCACTGTCAGCTTCTACACTCTTAATTGCCATTGTGCCAATTGTACGCCATGAATCAGAAGCGGAAGAACGCCTTTGAATAGTCATCGTACCGTCTTCATAGGTATTTGCATATTTCCCAGTAACAGGATTGTATGTTTGGGAAGTAAAACGCATTTTTAGAACTACGCTACCATCAATGCTTACATAATTTGTTTGATTACTGGCCGTAGTTAATTCTACAATATTCATTACCCCCTGTTCGTCACTAATAGGGATAGTAACATCAAGCAATTTTAGTGCTTGATTCTCATCAGGGTCAGCAAGCCATTCATTGTATGTGTTTTTATTAGCAAATGCTCGAATATGATAAAACCCATCCGGATCTTTTGTCATAGGAGGAATATGACCAATCTTATTGTTTTCATGGTCTTGTAAATAGCTCTTTATAAACTTTTGCACAGCCTCCCCAGAGTAGGGGAGAAGATTCGTTTCATCAGGTGCTGCGGGGATGGTATTGTTTTTATTGCCACCCCAATCCTCTGTAAACTTGCCAACAGGAATTTCGTCAGTTCTGAATTTCTTAGCCATAATTAATTATTTTTTGTAAAGCGTAATTTAAAAAATTTGTTAGTTTTTCCAGCCTTCATCATTTTTCCAAGGAGATGAGTTAATCCAGAAACCAGATCCAAAGCAGGAGCGTATAGATTGCCAAACTAATTTTGCCCCTATGTAAACTGCGGTAACTATTTTGTTACCAACTCTTATTTGACTGACATCTTTGCCATTTATCTGTATCATTCTTCAAGTATGAAATAAACGGTATTTTCTTCTTTGGATTCGATTTGTTCAAAAGCCTCTTCATTTTCAATTACATCAAATGAAAGATTACCTACTTGTTTTTTGAAAGAAAAGGTGTCATTTGAGTTATTGTTTACGGCATTTATCAATTGATTAAATTCGTGAGCTGTTAAACGTCCACGGTTATTAGTTCCATTGTTTTCTTGCTTATTATTAAAATCAAGCAGGTTAGGGGATTGCTCTTGTTCTGCCGCCATACTTAAAATATTAAAGGGAATTCATACGGGAACATGTTACCGTTTAGAAGTTCACACATAAAACAGTCTTGTCCTGATATTCCATAATTTAATGTGATACTTGGTTTTGATCTATCAATTTCTTGTTGTACTATATTGCCTTCATTATCTCTTTGTTCTTTCCACCAATCAATCACTTCATTTTCCATATCAGGAAGATGATACCTAGTCCACTTGAATATGTAGTTTTTAGCTACATAATCCGGATCAACTAGTTTACCTTGATAATAGACGTTAGCGGTTAAAACAGTTTGACAACTATTGTTTTTATATGATACTCCTTGACTGGAAGTAATTTCAAGTGAATAGCCCACTATATATTGTTTCCGTATTGTGAATGTAGCGGAATACTCTTCATCACTAAATTTCACGATACAACGAACTGTTAGCGAGTTACCATTATCCCAATAAGGTTTAAAAGGCCATATTGTTAATGTCTTTCCATTTTCTCCTTCAAACGGTATATAATCATATCCTTGTAAATAATACCATTGTCGTTGACTGGAAGTAGACTGTAGGTTCTCTTCTTCCAGCGTTAAGGTAATGTCTGCCGGATTAGTAACAGGGTCGGCTCCTGTTAAGTCTCCTAAAAGAGTAAAGGTATCAGTTCCAACAATACGAATAGACTTACTGACTAATTCGTCTTTTACAGACTGGTCAAGGTTATCCCAAGTCATTGTCACATTTTTGCCAAATGTTACATCGCCATTTTTATTCCATTTAATATTTTTATTGGCAAAATGACCAGAACCATCTGTTTTGATTAATACAGAATTACTACGAGTACCAATACTGCCTTCTCCGTCAAAATTTAATTGAAGCAATGGGTTCTGGATGGTCCCACCAATGCCACCACGATTAAACCAAGCTCCATAATCCTCTGTGTAATTAAGTATAGTGTCAGTAGGTTGGTATTGTGTGACTAGTTCTCCTGCCTCTAATTGTGGTGAAGAAAAATAAAATATTGATTCTCCTGCATTATCAGAGGTATCAAAAGTTGGGACAATGGATAGAACCAATGCTTCTTCTGCCTGTTTCGGAGCTTGTAATTCAAATGTTACCTTTTTACGAGACCATATATTCGTGTTAGCAATAGGTATTTGAACGGTTCCTATTGCTTTATCATTTTGTAAAATAGATAATTGACATGCTTGCCCCGCATATATCCAAAAAGAGAATGTATATTTTTTCCCGATATGTTGCGCGAACCACTCTTCAGATTGGGCTATCATGCTTATGATTTTAGAGGCACTATATACATTGCCGATTCCAGTAGGGTTTTCTATTTGAGTGTCAATAGTAATTGCAGATGTAAAATTAACATCTAAAGAATTAACGAATACATTCCTATGAATTTTTCCGGCATAAAAAGTTGCAGCAAAACCATTCTCATCACCAGCAGTTAATGTTCCAGAAATATGAGCAGATTTTGAAGCAAAAAGTTTCTGTAAGTAACCTCCATATCCTTCTAATTGACCAAATACCGGATCTGTTATTCCATTCAATTTGCCAACACGTATTTTACTGGCATCGCCAAAGTTAGCAACACTAGACAGTAAGATGATATTGAAATCCGACACCCAAACTTCATCTGAAGGAGACATCTCACTTAAATCCAGTTTTACTGTTCGCAAATAACGTCCAGAATAATCGACAGTTATTGTGTGCAACTTATATTGCCAATCTGTTGTAATAGAAGTGGTTTCTTCTCCATCTGTTCTTGTTCCATCTTGGTATTCTAATGAAACTTTACAATTGACAGCTTTATTGGCTTTGATCTTATATGAAATAAGAACGCGGTTGGGGTTTTGAACATATTTGTAGAAATC